ACCAACCTCTGTCACAGTAACACTTAATGAGTACGGTAACGCAGTTCTAGTAACTCGCGCATTGGAACTCTTCTCACTTGCAGATGTAGACCCAGCAATTGCTAACATCATTGCATACAACCTTGCAGATTCAATTGACAAGGTTGCAATGACAACTCTACGCTCAGGTACAAATAACATCTTCTCAGGTACAGCAACATCAACTGCAACAATCGCTGCATCATCTACACTAGATTCAGCAGACATTCGCAAGGCTGTTGCTAAGTTGCGTTCTAACAAGGCCAAGGGCCGCCGTGGAGCAGCATACTGGGTAGGTATTCACCCAGAAGTTTCACACGACCTTCGTGCTGAGACAGGCGACCTAGGATGGCGCTACCCACAGTCACAGTCTGCTTCAGAAGCAAGCAAGATTTGGGCTGGAGAAATCGGTGAGTACGAAGGCGCGTTCTTCGTAGAGTCATCACGTTTGTTCAATGCCAAGTCAGGTGCAGACCAGTCAGCATTGGCAACAACAGCAGTAACAGTTGCAGGAGTTTCAGCCGCATTCACATTCGGCGTTGCTTCATCATCTGTTATCGCTGCTCGCGCTGAAGTTGGCGATAAGATTTCAGGAACAGGCGTAGGAACATCTGCGAAGATTACTGCAATCACAACATCAGGTTCAACAACAACATTTACTGTTGACGTTGCTAACTCTGCTGCAGTCACAGTATCAACAACAATCACAGTTACACCTGTAACACGTGTCTTTGACACAATCGTTGCAGGTTCACAGGCAATGGCAGAAGCCGTTGCTGAAGAGCCACATGTCGTTATTGGTAACGTAACTGATAAGTTGATGCGTTTCCGCCCAATGGGTTGGTACGGCGTACTTGGCTTTGCAGTTTACCGCGATGAGGCTCTATACCGAATCACATCAGGTTCATCAATCGCTGCTCTCTAGTAGTTAATTGACTGTAGGGTTGGGGCAACCCAGCCTTATGGTGAGTCCACTAAAGGAGGATGAATGTCTAACTGGTCATTTAAAACACCAACAGTTGAAGAAGGTCCTGCAGGCATGCATAGACTGTTTGAGTTCTATAAGTTAGACCGTGGTATTTCTATTGTATTAAATACTAATGGACAGTACCAACAGATTCGTTATCCACTTGATTCTGATTTACCTGAGTACCCAGTTGTCTATCGTGGTGGCTATGCCCACACAGTAGATGACACTACTAAAGCAGCGCTTATTGCTGGTGGTGTAGGAGTGACGGAAGCAAACTTTACTGAACTATGAGTCTACATCAAATACAAACACATCCTGAATATGTAGAGGGATGTTTTGGGTGCAAAGTTATGACCCTTGAACTAGGTACAGGTGATGCTGACTCTCGTCGTCAAAGACCACAGAGAGCGTTTAACCAAGAACTAAATGCTTACAATGAGGCTAGAGCACAAGGTATACAACCTGGCGGTACATCAATGCAAAGGATTCGTGAAGCCGAAAAGGCTTCCGAAGTATTGGGCAGACCATATAACTCGAACACAATGCCTGATGCAAACAAAGTAAACAAATCAACCGTAGCAGTAATGAAAGAGATAGGACAAATATAATGCCAATGGTAGACGGAGAGAAGTTTCCATACACAGCAGCAGGCAAAATGGCTGCAAAGAAGAAGGCTTCAAAGATGGGCAAGCCAATGAAGAAGGCTGTTAAGAAGACAGCAAAGAAGATGGCTATGAAGAAGATGGGCAAGAAGTAATAAATGCCAAAAATGCCTAAGCAACCAAATAAATCTAAAAGTAAAACACCAGCAGAAGTTAGAGATATTCAGACACGTATTAAGCCACGCAAACTTACAGCCTTTGAAGAATTACTCATTAAGTATAAGGGTGATATTACAAAGATTCCTGGTTGGCAAGGCGGAAGAGGAACAGAGTAAACAATGGCTAAGTCTCCAGCATGGACGCGTAAAGAAGGCAAGAATCCTAAGGGAGGACTTAACGCAAAAGGTCGTGCATCCTATAAGGGTGGCACTCTTAAGGCTCCTGTTAAATCTGGAGACAATCCACGCAGGGCATCCTTCCTAGCACGGATGGGTGGGATGCCAGGTCCAGAGCGCAAGCCTGATGGCTCGCCTACTCGTCTACTTCTATCACTGCAAGCATGGGGTGCTTCTTCAAAGTCAGATGCAAAGGCTAAGGCTGCTGCTATCTCTAAGAGAAACAAGGCTAAGAAGTGAAAAAGAAATCTACAGTTAATGCTGCTGGTAACTACACTAAGCCCGCTATGCGTGCTGCATTGTTTAAGAAGATTAAGGCTGGCTCTAGAGGTGGAGACCCTGGTGAATGGTCTGCTCGTAAAGCACAGTTGCTTGCTACTGAATACAAGAAGGCAGGCGGAGGGTACAAGTAATGGCCCTTGCTAAATCTCAAAAGTCACTTAAGAAGTGGACTGCACAAAAGTGGAAAACTTCTGATGGCAAACCATCTAAAGGTAAGAAAAGATATTTACCAGCAGCAGCATGGGCTGCATTAAGTCCTGCTGAAAAAGCAGCAACTAATAAAGCAAAGGCCGCTGGCAATAGAAAAGGCAAGCAGTTTGTAAAGCAACCAAAGTCAATAGCAAAGAAAGCAGCGAGGTTTAGATAATGGCAACAGGAGTAGCAGGTAGCACACTTGCCGACGAGTTAAATCGTCTTGCAAATAGTGGGACGTACCCAACACCAGATGCATATCAGTCCGAACAAGGTGCAGCAAACAACTATGCTGAGACTAATGGCTTAGGTATTATTGCTGCTCTAAATATTAAGGCTGATGCAAATCGTCAACCTGATGAATACAAGATGCTTAACGCTATTTGTAATGAATTAGCAGGAACTACTGGACTATCAGCCATTGTTGCATTAAGGAGCATAGACCTGTGACAACAACATTGACACAGATGATTGATGAAGTGCTTATCAATCTATCAGGTTACACATACCAGCAAGACCGCTCTACCTATCTTAGAACTGCGGTAACTGGTTTAACCTCACCAAGTACTTCACCTACAATCTTGTCTCTTGGAGACACCAGCAATGTGGGTAAAGGTGTACTTGAGGTTGATGAAGAATTAATGTGGGTTGATTCATTTGACCGTGTTGGTAATACAGCAACAGTCGCCCCTTACGGACGAGGCTATCTGGGAACAGATGCTGCTACTCATGCCGCGGATGCAAAGGTAACTATCTCACCTATTTTCCCGCGCTATGTTATTAAGAAGGCTATTAACGATACTATTGAAGCAGTTGGCTCTGCCATCTATGCAGTTAAGCAAACATCATTTGTTTATAATGCAGCGGTAACTACTTATGAGTTTCAAGATTTATACATAGAGAACATTCTTACTATGTCATGGCAGGATATTGGGCCAACAAAAGAATGGATTAGAATTAAGCGTTGGTCATTTGACCCGTTTGCAGATGTAGCCACATGGGGTGGCGGTTCCCAAACTGTAACTATTCAGGATGTTATTATTCCTGGTAGAACTGTTAAGGCTATGTATGCTACACACCCAATGCCTTTTACAACTAACACACAAGATTTTTCTACACAGACTGGATTATCAAATACAGTTAAAGATGTAGTTATTTTAGGCGCAGCCTACAGACTGTTGTCTTATCTTGACCCAGCCCGTGCTGCTCAGTACAGCCCACAGGCTGATGAGATTGATTCTAAGCGTCCGTTTGGTGCATCTAATACAGCAGTGCGTCAAATCTTTGGACTATATCAACAGCGTCTTAATGAAGAAAAGCAAAAGCAATTAACTCAGTACCCAACACGAGTTCACTACAGCCGATAGGAATATAAATGACAACTAGAAATTACTCCTCACGCTCTCAGCAATCTACGCTGACTAGCGCGGTTACTGCTGGTGCAACAACGATTGTTGTTCAGTCTGGGCCTGCGCTTCTGGGTGGTGCAACCATCTCAGGCGGTACAACCTTTACCCTGGTCATTGACCCAGATACAGCGCTCGAAGAAATTGTAGATGCCACGGCGGTATCTACTAATACCTTTACCATTACTCGTGCTATAGATGGCTCCTCTGCCCAAGCCCACTCGGCTGGTGCAGTCACACGTCACATGGCTATTGGTCGTGACTACCGTGAGGCTAATGTTCACATTGAGTCCACAACAGGCGTACACGGGGCTACAGGGGCTGTGGTGGGTACTACAGATACCCAGACCCTAACCAATAAGACCCTTACTGCCCCTACCATTACCAACCCTAGCATCACAGGTGCTGGTGTAGATGCAAGTATTGTCTTTGAAGGTGCTACTGCTGATGCTCACGAGACTACCCTTACAGTAGTTGACCCTACACAAGATAATATAATTACCCTGCCTAATACTACAGGCACAGTAGTTCTTGATACAGCAACACAGACCCTTACTAACAAAACTTTAACTAGCCCAACCATCTCAGGCTCACCAGTTATTACTGGTTTATCTTCTGCGGGTATGTCAGCATCATCTGCTACCCCTAAGGATTATGTAGATAGCATTTTAGGTTCAGCAACTGCAGCATCTACCTCAGCAGCAAGTGCTGCTACTAGTGCTACATCTGCTGCTACTTCTGCAACGAGTGCATCTAACAGTGCAACAGCATCTGCTACATCTGCAACAGCATCAGCAACTTCAGCCACAGCAGCAGCCACAAGTGCTACCTCAGCAGCAGCCTCTGCCACAGCAGCGGCAACTAGTGCAACTAGTGCAGCAGCAAGTGCAACAACTGCTGCTAACTCAGTAGCAACAATTGCAGGTTATGCAACATCATCTGCTAACTCTGCTACCGCTGCAGCAACTAGCGCTACAAGCGCTGCTGCATCTGCAACGGCTTCTGCTAACAGTGCAACTGCCTCAGCCTCAAGTGCTAGCGCATCTGCTACCTCTGCTACAGCATCTGCATCATCTGCAAGTGCTGCTGCAACAAGTGCATCAAGTGCAGCCACATCTGCGACTTCTGCTGCAACATCAGCGACAAGCGCTGCTGCTAGCGCAGCAACCGCTGCAGCCGCAGTCGCCGCATCATTTGATGCCAAGGGAGATTTACTAGCAGGAACTGGCGCAGGTTCATTTGACCAACTAACAGTTGCAGCAACTAATGGTTATGCACTTACTGTAAA